CATTGGAGTCGTCACTAAGGCAAACGCCAGCACTGGCGAGATCCTCGTTAAGGTTCAAAACGGGTACGAACTAGATGAGTTGCATGATGTAAGCGCAGCAAGCCCAGACAATAACGACGTACTTCAGTTTGTTTCCAGCACAGGCTTGTGGACAAAGAAGAGCCTTTCAGGCGCCGGAATTGCCGCATCATCGCACACTCACCCTCAGTCAGATGTAACCAACCTAACGACAGACCTTGGCTTAAAGGCTCCGTCAGCAAGCCCGACATTCACTGGTACGATTACTACACCACTAACAACAGCTGGATATGTTAAGACAGATTCTTCAGGTGTACTGAGCTCATCTGCGGCAATTGCTCAGGCAGACGTAACGAACCTTACAACTGATCTTTCTGCAAAGGCTGTTGGGGCAGCATCAAGCACTGACAACACAATCCCAAGGTTTGATGGCACCGGCGGTAAGACACTCCAGACGAGCAGTATCGTTGTAAACGACAGTAACGTTGCATTTTTCCCAACAGCAACAGCATTTTCCCCAGTTACCATCACAAAGTCAAGCGGAACCTACACTATCGACATGGGTTCAAGCAACTACTTCAAAACAGTTAGCGGGACAGCTAGTACCGCAAGTTTTGTCAACTCATCATCAGCAGGTTTTACATCCAGCACCACGGGAACTCTAACTCTTCCATCGTCAATGCAACAGGGAGACCTTTGCATTGTTGCAATTGCTTCTGACGGATCATTGGGATCGACATCGAGCTCTGGATGGTCAACGCTATACAGCGATTCTTCAGAATCTGGAGGAGTATTTGGAACAATTTTGTATAAGGTTATGGGGTCAACTCCAGACACAAGCATCGCCATTACTGGAATCTCTACAGCATCTGCCGCAGTTGCGCATGCATGGAGAAACGTAGGTATATATACTCAAAATGTAGGATATGCAAAAGACACGACAGGAAACCCAGACGGCCCATCAACCGTAACTTTGGGAACCAACGAAACAGTTCTAGTTTTTGGATTCCTTGATGACGACGCGGTGACAATGACGGCCCCCTCAGGATATACAAACTCTGTGTTCACAAGTTCAGGGTCTGGAGTTTCGATTGGTTTGGTATCTAAAACTATATCTACAGCAGGAACATCAGAAGATCCTGCAGCATTTGGCGGAACTGGGACTGACTCCTGGCTTGCCGTTACGGCACTTCTTTACCCAAAGCCGGAGGATGTCACGGTCACGCTCTCAAGTCATCCAACTCAATCGATTACTGGATACAATGCCGCTAACGCACGCTCTGCAATCATTGAGTATGATACGTCAGACTGTAACGTTACATGGGACTCAAAGATTAAATGGCGTGGATCAGCTCCATTATTAAAGTCAAAGGGGTACGTTGTCGTGTACACAACCGACGGCGGTACCAACTACCGAGGCATTGACGTCAATGGATACTAGCCTCCTTGTACCAGGAAAAACGGTTCCTGGACCGCTAATCGTCACCAGCAACATAGGTTCAAACGCAGGGTTTGAATACTACAAAAGATCAAGGGGTTCAAGCTCAGGAGACCCAGGGGCAATATTCACACCTGGATCTACCGCTGGGGATAACTGGATGATGGGGTGGGGATACGAAACGGTAGGAAAACTTCTTGTTGTCCTTGCAAATGGAAACTCCACATCAAGTAGTATTGAGGGATCATTTGAAACAAACATTTCATCTGTTTTTGGAGACAACACAAGCACAGCCGGACTTAATGGCACGACGTTCAACGAGCTGGGATGGGCCTGCGGTTTAGGTAAGTTCTGCGCATCGTGGACGAGGGTCATGAGGTCAGGCGACATGACAGACAACAAAATTAATTATTTCCCTAGGACAGTTGGAACTATCGGAAGATCAAATGTTTATGCGTATTTATACGATCACCCCAGTGGAATGAGTTTTGCTGGAACTGGAACAGTCGGCGTAGATACAATTGCAAGAAAAAAAATTGAATCATCTAGCGAAAACACAAATCTTTATTTGAACACTTCTTGTAAAATTTCAGCAGGAGAAGTAGTGTTTAATTCATCAGACTACTACATTGCAGTTGCTCAAACAGCAGTTAGCAGCACAACGGCAACAACAAACACTGAGCCGCATTACTTCTCTGAAACGGATCCAGCCTCAGAACTACATGCAAAAGCAACAGATTTTTGGAAAGATACACCAGGATCAAAGCTGCATCTAGGCATGAACGGAAACAGTCCGACGCAATGGACTACTGGGTTTGAATCAGAAAATAGAGTTGTTATCGGCCCTGGCCATCTTTTTAGAGGTAGGGATATAGGAGCAAATGGGTTCTACGCAAACTCAGCAGGAGGAACCAGAACTCTTGTATACCACGTTTCACTTGGAAGATTGAGGTTAACATAATGCCGTACGTAAAAGTCGTCAATGGAAATGTTCAAAAGTATCCATATTCTATCTCTGACCTTGCAAAAGATTTCCCAAACGACTCTATCGATGGGTGGTTCTCTGAAAATATGATGTTCAGGTACGGTGTTTTTCCTGTGCTTGAAGTGGCAAAGCCAACTGATTACACAAAAGTATACACAGAAGGTGACCCAAAGTTTGAAGTAACCAGATGGGTGCAGACTTGGGTTGAGCATGACGCACCAGAAGAGGAAATTCAAAACAGATTGCTTATACGATGGGATGAAATCCGAAGAGAGCGAAACCAGCTTTTGGCTAAGTCAGATTGGACGCAGCTTGAAGATTCACCGCTATCCACAGAAAAGAAAGACGAGTGGATGACATATCGTCAATACCTTAGGGATATCACTAATACCAATAACCCATTTAGCATTGAGTTCCCTGAAGAGCCAGACGCATGACACGTAGCCAGGTAGATCAGATCATCGAGCGACTCGACAAGATCGAGGTAGAGCTTGGCACTATCCGAATGGAGATGGCAGAGACCCGAGGGGCCTACCGCCTAGCCAAGTGGATTGTCGGGCTTCTTGGGCTCACTGGTCTATCGTCCCTGGCAGCATGGTTCGCAACGAATGGAGCAAACAAGTGAGCAAACTGATCATTAGAAGCCAGCTCGACCACGTCGAGAAGGGCGGCATCCTCGATGACTGTGGGCCTTCAAGCGCAGCCTGTGCTGTGTCCTGGGTTCTTGGCAAGGAGATTACCGCAGCAGAAGGCATCAATGCCAAGGAGAAGGCCACAGGATTCAAGGAAAAGGAAGGCGTTAGCGACAATGGATCGAGGCTATGGGATCTAGTAAAGACCTGCAAGGTACTTGGCGCCAACGCGAAATACGCGCAGGATTGGGCCGACTGCGTGGCCAGCCTCAAGAAGGGGGCGGCACTGATCATCAACGTCGACGCAGCAAAGAACTACCCGCCCCAGGCGATCAGCGCCTGGCACAAGCGGTTCGTCGGTAGGCACAAGGGTGCCACCTACGGGCACATGGTAGCAGCTGCGTGGTGTGAAGACCACGGGTTCCAGTTCGCTGATCCGACGTTCAGCGGCAAGGGCAAGGAAAAGTTTGCCGTCACGGTGACGGGACAAGAGCTGAAGGCAATTGCCTCCAGTAAGGGCGATGCTCCGTCAAGTCGGTGCATCATCGTAAAGAAGTAGGGAGATTATGAGCAAGAGCACACAGGCAGCACTCGCATCTTGGGGTCGTTCATTCCTGGCAGCATGCCTCGCGCAGTTCATTGCGCTTGGCGGTGGGGCCTTTGACTTCGGGGCAGATGGCTGGAAGTCCGTCCTGTCCGCTGGTATCGCAGCAGTTGTTCCAGTGATCATTCGCTGGCTCAACCCAGAAGACAAGGCTTTCGGGATTAAGTGAACCTAGCGCCCGTCCTTGAACGGTGCGCCGCGTGCAGGAGCCCGTTCGCTGAGCAGATTAATCAGCGGATGTCGAACGGGCAACCTGACACCAAGGTGAGCGACTGGCTCAAGGAGAACGACGGATACATCTCCAGGATCACCCTGGGCATGCACCGCCGGAATCACCTTACCAACGAGTACCAGACGGCCAAGGCGGCTGTGATCAAGAAGTTCAAAAAGAATCAGGAAAAGCTCAAGGCTGATGGTGACCTGGCAATGCTGGTGAAGAACCACGTTATTGCAATGGTAGAAGCTGGAGAGCTAGTACCCAGCCTGTCAGAAGGCTTGCGAGCGCAGGAGATGATTGATCGACGTGTTGAGAAATCTGCCGACCGTGAGCTCGCTGTGTCTATTGCTGGCATACTGGGTGGCGGTCCGACAATCCAAATGATCGAGATGCAAGCTGAGGAGATTACCGATGGCCAAGACGCCAGCGTGGACGCGTAAGGAGGGGAAGAACCCGAAGGGCGGACTGAACGCCAAGGGGCGTGCTTCCTACAAGGGTGGCAAGCTTAAGCCTCCAGTTAAGAGCGGGGACAACCCTCGCAGGGCATCATTCCTGGCCCGTATGGGGAATATGCCAGGACCAGAGCGGGACGAGAAGGGGCGACCAACACGACTTCTCCTAAGCCTACAGGCTTGGGGAGCAAGCAGTAAGGCTGACGCTAAGCGTAAGGCAAAGGCGATCAGCGCAAGGAACAAAGGGAAAGGAAAGAAAGATGCCTAAGTCAAAGAAGAAGGGCATCCCTGCTCCGTCGGCCCGAACTGGTTCGACCCTACTGAGAATGGATCGAGCCCGAGGCCTTCGAGCTGGGACCAGCGCACGCCAGTCCAAGAAGCTTGGAAGCTACAATACCCTCATCTTCCAGCATCAGCTGGCTCAGTTTGAGGCAAACGCCAGGTCAATGGCAAGGCACAAGGGAAGCAAGTAATGGGAGTAGATGGCGGGTACGGGAATTCAACAAAGAAACCAACTTCCGTAGCATCTTCTGCTTCTAGGAGATCTAGAGCCGCATCCGCTAGCTTAAGAGCAAGAAACGCCAGAGTAGTTGGACCAGTATACGGTCCTATAATCAATCCAAACAATCGATCGTATGCTGTATTGAGACGTTTACCAGGGGCTCGTGGCGGCGGAGTATTTGCAAAGCCAGACAAGTATGACTTCGTTGGCCAGACCCCATCAAGGAACGGAAGCAGATTTAACAGAAACGAACAGTGGTGGCTTGGTGCCTTTCGAGGATTTACTGGACGCGGACCGGAAGGACCATTCCGAGCCCCAAATCCAAAGTTGCCATGGCATGAGCAACTGACAGGAGGAACTGGCAGAAGGACTCTCAGTGGCGCTGAGGCAGATAGAAGGTGGACCCAGGCTACTTCAGCCCGAGGTAAAATCGGAGTTGAACTAAACTATAACTGGATGCAATCTACAAGTGGTGGAATTCGAAGAAGTGAGCCGGGATTCTTTACAGTTAGAAAAATTGACACGACGGTCCTTAAGGGAAAATACAACAATAGAAAGAAGAAGCGTTGAATATTACCACAACTGCAGCTAGAGATCTGGCTGCAGGTAGGACAGACCCTGTATTCTTTGCCAAGCGTTGGCTTGGCATCGAACTGCACAAGGGTCAAAGCGAATGGGTAAAGGTTATGGCTGACAGAGATGAGTCTGGCTGGAGGCCTAAATACCTCACCACAATCTGTTCAGCTGGTAACCGAGCAGGCAAGACCCTCGGCATGGCGGTGGCTGTTTTCCACAGCGCCTTCTACAAGCTAGGGGTTCAGCCGCCAGACGGCACCGAGAAGGATGCCATGCGCTGGCAGTCTGCCCCATACGAATGGTACCACGTCGGTATCCAGCAGGAAACTGCTGAACTGGTACACCGAGAAATCTCGATGATCTTGGAGGGTGGTCACCCTGCACAGAGAGGCAGGGGCTGTCCCCTGATCACCGAGGTCGGCAGGGTGGTCGAGCACACCAAGAAGTACCGAGGGGAGTACCTCTGGCTCCAGTTTCACCCACTGGTTGGAGGGGCTAACATCCACTTCAGGACTACCCAGGACAAGGCCAAGGCCCTGCTTGGGAAGGACATGAACGGGATTTCCTTTGACGAGGCGGCCTTCGAGCCCCACCTCCTCCAGATCTACCAAGAGGTTCTCAACCTGCGGCGCCTGTCTACGGGTGGACAGCTCCACTTCATCGGGACCCCTACCGAGGGGATCAACGACTACGCCGACCTATGGGAGATGGGCAACCCAGACAGGCCAGACAGGGACCCGCAGATCTACAGCGTCCGACTTTCTACCAGGGACAATGTCGGTTATGGGTTGACACCAGACACTTTCGACGCTATAATCAGGCAGCAAGCTGAATATCTACTACCGCAGAACATCGACGGGTTCTTCATCGAGGCTAAAGATTCATACTTCTCATCAACCTCCGTAGACTCATGCTTCGTAGACATGCCAGAAGAGGAAGCTCCAAGGGGAAAGAGAAGGTACGTTCAAGGCTGTGATCCAGGAATCGCCTCTGACTCTACATGGTCTATCGTCCTAGACCACACGGAACCAGGAAAGATCGTAGGGGTAAGGGCAAGGACTCGTACAGGGAAACAAACAATTCAAGCAGTAGTAAACATGGTAAGGGAGAATCATCTTCTGTACAACCAGGACTCAAGCTGCACCACCATCGTCGACGAGACTGGGTTCGGCGGAAAGCTGTTCAAGCAGGAGTTTAGCGTGATCAAGCCACTCAGGGGATTCGACTTCGGCGGCACTAAGGCGAAGAAGCTCGAGGTGCTATCTGATCTGAAGGCAGCGATGGACAAGAACATGATCACCTTCCCGAAGACAGGGGTATGGATGCGCCTTCGACGGCAGCTCCTATCATACAAGCTGGACGATAAGAAGATCGAGCAGGATGCGGTGATGGCACTGGCTATCGCTGTGCGACATGCAATTAGGAATAACAGCGGACTGTTGAGCAATCCTCAGTTCAACTATTTTGGAGGTTCTGACTAATGGCGAAGGCTAAGATCAAACTGCCAGATGAGGCGCAGCGTCCTCTGACGATGGCGTCCACATCGCTGCAGATGCAGGGTATTATCCCTGAGAGCGATCCTGGCTTTGGCATCATCTCAGACGCGTACTACCGAAAGCAGATGATGGAGCCTGAGCAGTCTCGGCTCCGCAACATCTTTAGACGACACGACCACTTCTACTACCCGTCGACTGTCACGCTCGGCGGTGCTG